AACAAGAGATTCAGTAGAGGTGGTATCACTTAATTCACCAATTCCGTTTCTTGATTCTATACGCTGTCCTAACGGTAATGTAGTTCACTCCGCTGGATCAGGTATTTTTACTCTGCGTGGAAGAGGCAATGGTTGTTTTGCCAGATATGAACTCGAGTTTACAGGAAATATTTCAATTCCTACTGGAGGAACAATAACACCTATTGCAACAGCTATTGTTATACAGGGCGAAGCTGAACAGGGTAGTAGAGCAATTTTCACCCCTGCTGCAGTTGATACGTATGGAAACGTAACAAGTAGAGCTACAGTTGATGTTCCTATTGACTGCTGTTTTACTGCATCGGTTGAATATGTTAGCGGTGTAACAGACGGAACAACGGTTCCTACTCCCACAATTAATGTAATAGACGGTAGTCTGTCTATTAAGAGAATTGCTTAAGGGAAGGAGGAATCAAAATGAAAGTTTTATTGAACACAAAAGATAGAATGGAAGAAGAACTGGATCAGTTGAACAGAAAAGAACAGTTCACAAAAGAAGACATTTGTATCATGGGCGAAATTGTTGACATGTTGAAGGACATCGAAACTGTTGAAGCTATGAAGCAAGCAGCAGCTCAGGGTTATTCTAGAGATTACGGTATGGATTACTCTAGAGGATATGACGAAGATTACGCTTACGGTTCTTATGAAAGAAGAGGTAATCCTAATGAGGGGTCCTATCGTAGAGGTAGGGATTCTATGGGAAGGTACATAAGCCGTGACGGTCAGTCCTATAGAGGAAACTCGTATGAAGAAGGATATAGCAGACATAGCAATGATGAGATCATAAAGCATCTCGAACAAATGATGATGAATGCTAGAACCCCGGAAGAGCGTGAAAACTACAGAAAAACTATTGAGCAGATGAGTATGTAATAACTTCCATAATAAGACTATCGTGAATTGGGGGCCTCGGTCTATTATAATGCCGGGGCCTCTTTTCTAATATTATTCATAGTACTTAGCAGGGTTCACAAGGTAAATAAGATATTATCTTTCCATTATCTCCTTTCAGAGTCTTTTGGTTTCTCCATACTTTGTGGACTCTTTTAAGTGCTATGAACAAATCAAAATAGAAAGGAGGCAGTTCACTCATGCCGAGACCTAAAAAGCAAAGCTCTGCGGAGCCAGCAAAAAGAGCACGGCCGGCTTCGACACCTGAAGCTAGAGAACAGCAAAATATTTCTCTAGCTATGAATTTGGCTGAGAAGCAATTAAGAGATGGAACTGCTTCTGCTCAAGTAATAACACATTTTTTAAAGCTTGGTGCCACTACAGCTAAATATGAGCTAGAACAACTCAAGTTAGAGAATAAACTTCTTGAAGCTAAGACTAAAGCTATTGAGTCTCAGGAGAAATCAGAGAAGCTTTATCTTGATGCTATTACAGCTATGAAAAAGTACACAGGTGCAGAATAGGAGTTTATATGAATGAGATACGATGCTACTCAGAATTAATTAAACTCCCCACATTCGAAGAACGATTCAGATATTTATCCCTTGGTGGACAAGTAGGAAAAGAAACTTTTGGTTTTGACAGATATGTAAACCAGAGATTCTATCGTTCGAGAGAGTGGAAACAGATTAGAGACCTAATTATTGTTAGGGACTCCGGATGTGATTTAGGTATAAAAGATCGTCTGATAACGGGGCGCTTAATAGTACACCATATGAACCCCATTTTGTTAACGGATATAAACTGTAATACAGACTTCCTACTCAATCCGGAGTATCTAATCTGCACCGAGAATAATACACATCAAGCAATACATTATGGTGATGAAAGTTTATTAACTATAATCATGCCAGAAAGAACAAAAAATGATACATGTCCATGGAAACACTAAGGAGGTAATTATGTTAGAAGATAAAAAGATTTACGAGGAAGAAGTCCCCGTTCAGGAAACAGATATCGTAGATGAGCCTGTTGTTGAGAAAGCTCCTGAATATATCGAGGATGAAGAAGTATTTGATCCCGTTGGAACAGTATCTTCTGAAGTAACATATATGAGAAAAGAGCCTATGAAGTCCGCTCCGATCAATGTTATTCTTAAGAAGGGAGACTGTGTTGTCATCAGTAAAGATGGCGATGTAGGTAATTACTATAGAGTAACATCTAAAGGCAAGGTTGGATACGTTCTTAAGAATGATGTAACAGTAAAGTGAGGAATAAAATATGGGAGATCCTTTAGAACCAATCGAGAATCAAAATAGTATTCTTGATTCCGTTAAAAAAGATGTAGGAATAGCCCCAGATGATGCAGCATTTGATTCAGATGTAATTAGATGCATTAATTCGGCGCTTTCTATTCTTAATCAGTTAGGCGTTGGTCCCGAAGAAGGATTTTCTATAGAAGATAATACCACTACATGGGGCGAATTTTTAGGCAGTAGCAAGAAGCTTAATCTTGTAAAAACATATGTATCAATGAAAACAAAGCAATTCTTTGACCCGCCACAGACAGGACCGTTAGCAACGGCTTTGGACAACTCGTTAAAAGAGCTTGAATGGCGAATAACTATAGCCGCTGACTAAGGAGGAAACTATGACTTATTTAATGCATTTTAATCCCTGGCATAAAGGGGCTGGTCCTGGTGGAGGACAGTTTACAACTAGTCCGTATAAGAACAGATATGAAGTTTATGAACCGATGTATACTTCATATAATGTAAAAACAAGACAACCTACTGAAGGTGCTGAAAGAATATCTGGAGTATATGATAGAAGTAGATCGACACTTAGTCCAAAAGGCCAGGAAAGGTATAATTACGAGATTCAGAAAAACTTACAGAAACCCTCTAACAAAAGAGCTGATGAAGATGCTCTTAAAGATCCCGATAGATGGGTAAAAGAAGATCTCGAGAGTGCTAAGAGTGCGGCTGAAGGCTTCAGAGATGCTACAAGGTATACAAAAGAACTTGTAAGTCCGTTTGTTAAACCAGGTGGTAAAGTAAGATATGATCTTTCTGAGTTATCTGATGCTGAATTAAGATCAATTCTTAATCGTGAAGCAATGGAACGTCAGTATAGTGACTACTTTGCACCTAAGCAGGTATCTGCTGGCGAGAAGTTCGTTAAGGGAATGGATATGCTTGGCACTATAGGAAGTTTAGGTGTTACAGCACTTGGTATAGCATTATCAGTTAAGCAGCTGCGTGGTGGCGGTGGAAGTAAGTAAGGAGGACAAGATGCCTGAATATTTAATGCATTTCAATAGAAATCATGATAAGCGTGGCCGTTTTACTTTCGGTGATGGCGACGGAGATGGTATTCCTAATGATCACGCTCACAGAAGCTTGTCCGAAAGATACGGAGAAGCCGTAGACCGCCATAGATCAAAAGTCATGAATACCGAGAGCTATCGTACAAATAGAGATAGCCTCAGACTTAAGCAGGCCCAGATGGCTAATCAAAAGCATGCTGCAAAGACAGATATAAAGAACAGAAATCTTAATTATGGAACTCAGAAAGTTCAGACTCAGGTTTCTAAAGAGCAGCTTAGGAATAGGATGGCTGAAGAAAAGCTTCAGTCTCAGGCTGCTAGAGATCAGCTCAAGAATAGGGCTGCAATCGAAAGAGAGAAAGCTAGAGCAGAACTTTCTAATGAGAGAACAGCTGCTTTAGAGGCAAAAACAAGAGAGAAAGCTGCTCGTGAAGCTCTCAGACAGCAGATACTAACTGAGAGAAATCAGCAGAAGGCTGACAAACTTCAGTTGAAAGCTGAAAAGGCTCAGCAGAAGATGGAGAAAGACAGACTGAAAGCTGAGAAGAAGGAATACCAGAGAATGGTAGCCGAGCAGAAGAAGTATAGGCAGGAAGTCAAGAGACAGGAAGCTAGACTTAAAGCTGAGTACAAGAAAATGAACAAGAGAGAAGAACAGAAGGGAAGAATGCGTACTGCTGCGGTTGTTGCCGCTGTTTCAGGTATGCCAATTACTTCACTTAGACTTCTCGCTGGTAGTGTCGGTGATAAGAACAGAGGCCGTTCTATTATATCATCAGCTTTACTTAATCCTGCAGCTTCTGTATATACATTAGGTAAGGGTATCAAGGAAGATATCGATACTTTGAGAAACTTTAAACAATAGGGAGAAATTCAAAATGGCTTTATCAAACACGGCTGTACCGAAATATTATGGTATGTTCCGTGATGCAGTATTACGCGGAGAGATACCCGTATGCAGAGAAGTCTCCATGGAGATGAACCGTATAGATGATCTTATACGGAATCCTGGTGTATACTATGATGATAAAGCTGTTGAGGGTTTCATCGCTTATTGTAATGATGAGCTCACACTTACCGATGGCAGTGACTTAGAGTTACTGGACTCATTTAAGTTGTGGGCAGAACAAGTATTCGGCTGGTATTACTTTGAAGAGAGAAGTGTATATGAGCCGAGCGAGAATAACCGTGGAGGAAGATATGTAACCAAGCGAATTAAGAAGCGCTTGATTAACAAACAATATCTTATAGTCGCCAGAGGTGCCGCGAAGTCGATGTATGCATCATGCATTCAAAGCTTTTTCCTGAATGTAGATACCTCCACTACTCATCAGGTAACAACTGCTCCTACAATGAAGCAGGCGGAAGAAGTCATGTCACCTATACGTACGGCAATTACTAGAGCGCGGGGCCCGCTGTTTAGGATGTTAACAGAGGGTTCACTTCAGAACACTACTGGCTCTAAAGCGAAACGTACGAAGCTTGCTCCTACAAAGAAGGGAATCGAGAATTTCCTCACCGGGTCATTACTTGAAATCAGGCCGATGTCGGTTGACAAGCTCCAGGGACTCCGAAATAAAATAACCACAATCGATGAGTGGCTCTCGGGCGATGTTAAAGAGAATGTTGTCGGTGCCGTTGAACAAGGTGCTTCTAAAGGAGGTCCTGAGATGGAGGATTACTTTATCTTAGCGACAAGTTCAGAAGGTACTGTAAGAAACGGTATCGGCGACACAATCAAAATGGAATTAGCAGACATATTAAAGGGCAAGTACATTAACCCTCATGTATCTATCTGGTGGTATAAACTGGACGATATAGATGAGGTTGATGACCCTAATATGTGGCTTAAAGCTAATCCTAATCTCGGAAAGACTGTATCTTATGAGACTTATCAGCTTGATAAAGAAAGAGCTGAGAAAGTTCCAGATGCTAGGAATGATATTCTTGCTAAGAGATTCGGTATTCCGATGGAGGGTTATACATATTACTTTACATATGATGAAACTCTTCCTCATAGAAAGAGAGATTTCTGGCAGATGCCGTGTTCCCTTGGTGCAGACTTGTCTCAGGGTGATGACTTCTGTGCGTTTACATTCCTCTTTCCGTTATCTAATGGTCAGTTTGGTGTAAAGACGAGAAACTATATAACGTCTCGTACGCTTATGAGATTGCCGTTGGCTATGAGGCAGAAATATGAGACATTTATGGCTGAAGGAAGTCTTATGGTTCTTGAGGGAACAGTGCTTGATATGACTCAGGTATATGATGACCTCGATAATCATATAAATGAACGAGGCTATGACGTCAGAAGTTTTGGGTATGATCCTTATAATGCCAGAGAATTTGTTGAGCGATGGGCTACAGAGAATGGTCCTTTTGGTATAGAGAAGGTTATTCAGGGTTCTAAGACAGAGAGTGTTCCTCTGGGAGAACTCAAAGACTTAGCAGAAGATAGAATGCTTCTCTTTGACGAGAAGTTGATGTCCTTTGCGATGGGTAACTGTATTGCTCTTGTTGATACAAATGGTAACAGGAAATTATATAAGAAACGTAGTGATGAGAAGATCGATGCTGTAGCGGCAATGATGGATGCTTACGTTGCTTATAAGTTAAATAAAGATGCTTTTGAGTGAGGTCAGCATGGTGTATCTTATACATTTCAATCCTAATCATGATAAACTTGGCAGGTTTACTTTTAGTAAAGGAACCCCCGACCAAAAAGCAAATTACAAGTATTTGAAAGATGCTCCAACATATACGTCTACTTTTGATAGAGCAAATGAACTCTCTAAGAAATTTTCACCAGAATATCGGGAACGTTTCCAGAAAAAAGTAGACAGTGTAAATAATTTCATAGATTTATCCAAGATGACATCTAAAGAATTAGATGAGTACGTTGGTTTTAACGCTGAGGTAGATAAACTCTTAGGTAAATACGGAGATAAAGTATTTGATAAGAGAATGAATCAAACTTATGCTGACTTATTAAGAAGATCAGAGTTTAATAGATTATTCGGATCTATTCAGTCTAGGCTACTGGATGATCCTGAGACTACAGAAAAGCGAATAAAGAAATTCAATGATGAGCATAATCTTTTATCTATGGATGGAAAGTACGGAAAGTATTCTTCTGATCCCAAATTCAGAAAAAGAGCCGATGATGCAGCTGTTTTAGGTTTAAAGACACTGATTAGATTGGATGGAAAGAACACAGATATAGACAATCCTAATGACAAAGGATGGAAAGAATGGTTCTTGTTCGAAGATCAAACTATTGGTATGCCGACATTAGCCGATTTAGTAAATCAAGGATACAGTAAAGAAAAAATACTTGAAACAATGAGTACTATAAACGACATTCGTTTGAGAACTGGAGAATACGAAGGAATTTCATTACATGACAAAATTCCAGGATCTTTTGAACTGGAAGAGAGTAATAACCATATGTATTCTAACACCGATT